GGGTGGGGGTCAGTGGTTCGAGCCCACTACAGATCACCATTACAAAATGCCCGAGAGCCCTTGCACAGCAAGGGCTCTCTTCTTTTCCCCTTGCTTCAGATCAGTTCTCTTCGACACCTTGGAACAGCGATTGGGGACAATTTGGGGACACAAGGCGTCATGTTTCTTCATATTATTTCGTTCGAGATCAGAAAAACGGCCGCGGGGATGCCCGCGGCTTTCGCATGTTCTGGATCAAAATTCCGGCCGTTCCGCTGTCAGAATATCCAGGAACGGCACCTTATCGATCGTAGTGAAACGCTTGATATGCACCCGACGCGTTTCCGGATCCATCTTCACGATTTTTCCCCTGATCGGTAAGTCTCGGCCCCAGATCGTGATCTCGAGTTCGCGGCCCTCCTCCATCGCATCCTGCAGCCTGACGGCCAACTCCTCGAGCTCGAATTCGTCGCGGACCGGTCTCTTCGGTTTTGCCATGGCGATCTCCTCCCTGTGACGCACAAGCGCCTCTTTGTGTTCTGGAATGATCATCCGACTTCCTTCCCACAGAAGGTTACTTCCTGGTGTCAATTTCGTGCGCTTGATTCCAACCACCCCCCCGTGTAAGCGATTATATACGAACTTATGTTCTGTTACAAGATATAAGAAAGGCCGCGACGCGCTGCCGCAGCCTACATTTAATCTTGCGGGTCAAATAGGACGATGTAGTCGATTGGGATCCACCAGGTTTCCCACTCTGACTTTATGCAGATGTGACTTTTGTTCCGGCCACTGATATTCCCCACATACCGGAAGCCGTCACCTGTTTTGATTGTTACGGTATGTCCGTTCCACAAGGCGTCGGCGATCTCAGAAATCCTCACTCGCATGCGATACCGTCGCCGTCTCGGTCCAGCCTCTCCGAATAACCGGGATCGCCTCGATACAACGGTGCTGCGCCGGCTTCCCGCGCCTCAGCGCAGGATGCAAACTGCTTAGACTGGCCGGACACCTCGCTCGATCCATTCGTCGTTCGCTTTGCATCCGCATCGAGTTCGCCAAATGTAACGACAAACTTTACGCGCGTGCCGTCCGGATACTTCTCGAGCGAATTGCCAACCCAACTGCCAGCGCCGCGGTTCTCCGCCGGGTCGATGTACGTCACAGAAGCGCCGGCGCCGCCTTCAGCGCAGACGGCCATCGGCCATTCGTCCCGATCATATCCGTCACGTGTTGGGATGCCGGCGAGCGATGACTCACGGCGCTGATCTGCCCCGTTACGGTCAATAGTGCAAACGGAGCTCTCGCCGGCCAGAATCGCGCTGGCGATATGTGCGGCAACCGCAGGGAAACGATCGGCAGGGAATTCCAGAATCGCATCATACTTTTCGGCCGCCGTTTCTCCTGAGGTCGAAATACCTATAATCTTCGTTGCGCCATCCCAGGTGATCTGCGCACCGAGTGCTTCGCCGACTGCTCGGAGAGGCAGATATGTGCTGCCGTTGTAGGTGATAGGTGTCTGCGATGGCTGCCAAAGTCGTCCATTCAATGCAATTTTGATCCCGTGATTCAGATGCGCCTGAATGGCCTGCAGATTCGCGCTGGCGTTCAATACCACAGGTACGGACGCAATCATGAAAAACACTACAAATGAAACAAGCAGAATCTTTCTCAATTTGACCCCTCCCGGCTGATTTTCTCCTCGAACGATATCGCCTCACGGTGTCGGAGCAACGGGCGCTTGACCTGTATCTCCGAATCACCCAACAGAAACGCCGCCGGTAGCACCAGGGAAGGGAGCCGATCAGGCTCCCTTTCTCCGTTTGGTGACAAAATTAATTTTACCGTCATACGCGGCGTCCAGCAAGCCGGCCATTTGCTCGAATGTCAGAAGTACGGCCGGAATCAGGACATTTCCGTCGACGAAATAGTCAAGGTAGCATGCTTTGCATCGCTTCATGGAGGATCACCGTCCCTTGAATTCGCAGACCACGGCAGCCTGATGGATCAGGTCATCTGTGCTGTATTGCTGGTATATGCGATTCAGCGCGGCATCAAACTCTGCGCGGCTTCGGTATCGTGTCAACTGCTCGCGCAGCGCGCCCTTGATCAAGCGCTCTGCCGTTTCCGGCAGCCCTACCATACGAATCGCCTTAATCGTACCTTTCGGCCGGTCGATCAGGAACAGCGTGACCGCGTTACCCGGCTGAAAGAATGTCGCCGAGTCCACCTCCGAGATGCCGACTACATTCAGGCTGACATCCCACGTCCAACGGCTGCCGAGATATGACACCGCGATCAGCGGAATGCTGTCGATCACGGTGATATGCAACCGCATGAAGGCGTCCTTGAAAATCTTCGTTTCCTTCGACGTCGGTCCGTCCAGGAATGCCAGCAAGTCAAAACTGCTGCCAGCGAGCTGGGCGGTGCATTGCTCGAATGCTGGTACGTGACCGGGCCAGCGGCCGCCTACTTCGTATCGCATTTCGTTTCATCCTCCCGATACTCGATCACCTGCTCGATGCGCAGGCCGTACACTTGGCACAACTTCTCGATCACCTCCGAGCGCACGGGGAAACGATCGTTCCAAATCTTCCCGCAGGTGTTCGAAGAGAACCCGCACTCCGAATAAAGGTCCGTCTTTCGCTTAGGTCGGCTGCCGTCCCTCTGCTGGGCGAACCAATCTCTAAACGGTTGGAATGTCAGCGGCATGTTTCGTTCACCTCAATTTCGTATTTCAGACCTTTCTCGAACAACTTTTCGACAAGTACAGCCAGACGCTTATGGTTTAGCTCGGTGCCCACGAACCTTTTGCCGTTTTCGTGGGCGTACAGTCCGACCAACCCCTTGCCCATGCATAAATCTCCAATACACGAAAAGTCTTCGTTGGCACAGATCCATGCAATGATGTCCTCTTCATCCATGCCGTCGAGTTGTGGTTTTGTTCTGTTCCTCGAACCTCTGATCACATAGCAAAGGTTCGTTTTTCGATGATAGTACGTGCTGTTATAGAACGTGACGTGCCGGAACAGTTTCTTCGTTTCAATCAAGAATTCCCCTAGATGTTCTTTCCCAACCTCTATATAGCACGTTTCCGGCCCAATCTCGGCGATGCACTCGAAGAGACGGCGATAGAATACCGCGAAATCGGTTTGGTAGTCCGTTCGATCAGCCTTGGTATAGAAAGAGTTCAGATTTCCCAAGTTCCATGGCGGATCCACGAATATGAGGTCTGCTTCCCTCATGAAGGTTGGAAGCGGTTCGAAGATGTTGTGCACTTTGACGATGCTCCCATCTTCGAACCGAACAACTCCATCTTGTATTGGATGTCTTAAAAATGCCCCTCCATAATCCCAATTAGACACGGTTCAATTCCTCCTCGTCTACCTCCATCATTTCCCACGCCTTCGAATAGATCTGGTTTTTGAAGAGCTCGGCGATGCCCGTGATTTGTTTCAGCCGAAAAACCTCTTCCGGCTCCATTCCGAGCCTTGTAGAGATTTCTTCGTCCGTCAACCCTTGCCCAACCAATGCGCGCACGAGCTCGGCCATGAGCTCCACCTGATGAACGCCGCGTGCGCGGTTAAACTGGACGGTGGCCGCCATTCGCTCAGCCATCGTCTGCTCAAGCACGATGATTGGAATCATATCAGCATCAAGCCACTTTTCCCCGAAAATCGTGTGTCTGTGGAACCCATCAACAATGACAAAGCACCGCCGGTCTTCGTCGTACACCGTCACGACAGCGAAGGTAAATCCGTTGCTGACGATGGATTCCAACAGGAGCTCCATGTTGTTGTCCGGCACCCTGTTCGGGTTGTAATTGTTGGCCACAACCAGGTGGCGCGGGACGAGGATAGGGTACATCACAGGAAGTTTGATCGGCCCCTTTCTCGTCTGAATAATCGGGAAGTCAGGTACCTCGAACACTCCTGCATCCGTTTCGTATCTGCGCATTTCACAGCACCTCCATCCAATATTTCAGCCTTTCCATGCGCGGATCGGGTTTGTTATCAACCGGAAGGTTGTTTTCGTAATCGTTGAGAACGAGCTGTCGGCATTGCTGCCGAGCGACATATTCATTGTCCAATTGTTTCTCAAACCTCCGGACGAAGATTTCCTTCTTCTCCGGATCGGGGTATGTCGCAAGTAGAAAGTCCCTATACTCGCGCCACGATTTGAAGTTGTCCGGAAGTTTCGAAACCTTGAACACCTTCGATTCCTTTCCGTATATGTTGGCCACGCTGATACCCTTGATCCGCTTAAGCAGCCGGTTGTATGTCTTTGGTTCGAACTCCGGCAATTCAACCAATGAATGGAACGATTTTTCATGAATGAGGCTGGATACCCTCATATCATGAAGTGGAGTCCCCTTCTTCCACATATAGTCATAGATCCGACTATATTTCAGTCCTTCGTCATAAATATATTTCCAGATGTCGTGGTAGTTCCAGTCATACAGCGGATAGAAACTGACATTCCCGTTACGCATCTTTGTGCTCCAGAATATCTCCTTATATCCGGGATTTTTCGACACAGCCCGCCAGCGATTCGGGCTTTCCGTTGCACGCAACCCGACCAAGAAAGCCGTATTTTCACGGGAATTTTGAAAATTCTCCAAGGCGTCATAGAAACCGAAACCCTTGTCCTTGTTGCGGATCGTCTCGGTTTCTACTGGCCACGGTTTGTGCCATATTGCATCCTTTCGCTTCGGCCGCATCCAAATTTTATGCTTCCCTGCTTCCCAACAGATAAGCTGGGGCTCATTCAGGCTTGTGGCGTTGGTCAGGTGGAATTCGAGCTGTAGCCACAGTTTGATCGTGTTCTGCGGGTACAGATTCATGAGATAGTCAACCTGTTCAATGGTGCTTTCATAAACAACCTCTTCGTCGAGGAAAAACAACCCGATCCTTCGACCGCGTCGGTTGGCCTCCTTCAGCGCAAGGTGGGCCAACACCGTGCTGTCCTTGCCGCCACTGATGGATACGATGATGTTTTCGAATTCATCGAAGATGTATGAAATCCGCTCGCGCGCTGCCTCCAAAACCGATTTATTCACATAGACTTGCTTGAGCATAGAATTCCTCTAACCTCCCTATCCAGTGTTGCAGTTCCCGAAAATAATACTGATCGACCTTCAACCCGGTGTTGAGGAACTGCACATGACGAATGCCTGTTGTTTTAAGGAAGTCGTTAAAATCTAGCCGACGGTGCGGAAAGTCGATGATAATATAGTCCCGACGCTCGACGTGTTTGTACGTCGTCACATTCGGCAATTTGAACCGATCGTTCCGCGCGACGTACTCAATCCCGGGCAAGATATGCGCCGCCTTGAACTTGCCGACGAAGACGTGCAGATTGCGCGGTATCGTGTCTGGATCGGAGTTGCCAATACTATCGAAAAGCTGCGCTTTCTTTTTTTCGTACTCTTGCAGTGCCTTTGCTGTATGCCCAACATCGATGCTCTCAGCTATGATCCGTTGCGGCTTAGCGCGCACATCCTCGTCATGCAAAAAGGACCAGTCGAATGATTTCCCCTTGTATTTCCCCTTGTCCAGAAAGTCGAGGAGGATCATGAAGTCGTCCATGCCCTCGATAAATGGGAACGTTTCGAACACGATTTTATGCGACGTCTGGTTGCAATAGTGATGCGCGCAGTTGTATGTCAGGTCGCTCCGGTTCTGAGTGCGCAGACACTCATTGAACACGAGAAGAGATCTTGAATCGATCACTTCGAGCAACCGGTAGAAATACTTGTACATGATAATGTCTTCGTATAAGTAATATTCGACCGGGATGCCTACGTCGAAGTTCACAGCAAAGTCTTCCCAACTGAACACGTATAGGCGCCTGATATCGTGATCGCGGATATACTGCGCCACGACACGGTTCTTTTCCTCATCCGACAGACCGATGCGGATCATAGAAAGCGCCCCTTCATGAACTCGCCGAAATTGAAACGCGTAGGTTTCTGACCATATTTTGCGGCGATCTCGGCCGATCGCTGATTGAACCAATCGCGATATGGCTTCAGGCGCTTTTGAGCCTCCTTGTAATCGATCGCCCCGGCGAGGTACAAGTCACGCGTTTCCATGGCCTGCAGTTTGATTTTTTCGATATCCTGGTTCATAACGCCATAATCAACTCCTTCACTCGTTCCTTCATACCCGAATCACGAACCCGCTGCACTTCCTCCCTGAACCTTTCGACGACATCCCCTTTCGCGTCAAGCGCAGCATGGATGCGGTCGTCGATCGAATTCACGCAACGGATATCGATATACGTCGGAGGCCTCGTCTGCCCAATCCGGTGACTCCTATCCTCCGCCTGGATCCGTTCGGAATATTTGAAGCCGTTGTTGTAAAAGATGTGGTAAGTGGCCTCGTTCATGGTGAGACCGTGCCCTCCGGTTCCTTGCGTCGCCACCAAAAAACGCGCTTCCCTCCGGAATTTCTCCAACTCCCGATTCCGCTTCATTTCGTTCAGCGCTCCGTAATAGTAGGCGACTGCATCCGCGCCATACCTTTGTTCAAGCGCCAGGCCGATCTGGGCGATGTCATAGTGGTATTTCGCCCAGATGATGACTTTCTCATGCTCCGGGATCATCCAGATGGTGTGCCGGAGCTGGTCCAGCCGATCATGCGGGAATTCGTGCAGCTTCCCGCGATCATTCCAGAACCCGCAAACGATCTGCTGCAGGGCTGTGAACAAGCGGAAGATGCGTACACGATCCATGAATGGATCCGCATATTGCTCCTCTTCCCAAAGAAACCGGTGCTTCGCGTACTCATACGCTTCGCGCTGCTCCGGTGTCATCGACACGCATCGAGTCTCGTACAACTTCGGCGGGAGCGTCATGCATTCCTCTTTTGTGACTTGGTAGACATATGGGCGAATCTTTGCGGCCAAATACTCCTCATTATGCGTCCGCACGACCATCCCAGGATACTTTTCACTGTACTCGAGGTGGTTGGCGGCGAAAGAGTAAAAGGATTGGTATCCCAAAATCTTCGGCGACAGGAACCGCATTTGCGCGTACAGGTCCACTATCCCCTGCGTCAGAGGCGTCCCGGTCATGGCCAGCCGGTACCGGGCGCGTTCGGACAGCCGGGTGATGCGCTCCGTACGCTTCGCGCGGTGATTTTTGCAATAGGTCGACTCGTCCAGCGCTACAAACGAGCGTTCTGTGATCAGACGATTCACGGCAAATACCGTCCGCGCGCTGGACTGCATCGACTCGATGCCGACGATGTACCAAGAAGCATCAGGAATGTTTCGCTCGTTAATCCGGTCGTCAAACACACAGATGTCTGACGGCCGACAGTCAGTGTGCTTCAAAATCTCCTGCCGAACCGTTTCCTTCAAAGAGACCGGGCAGAACCAAACGAAGCGGTCGATCTTTTTCTGGCGGACACGGGCCAATTCGATCGCCGTCCGGCTCTTCCCGGTCCCCATCTCCATGAACAGCGCCCCGACGCGGCTCGGAAGCATCTTCGTCGCCGCGTCGAGCTGGTGCGGCATCAGATCAGTCGTCGTCGCGAAGCTCCTCATCGATTTGTACTTCCTCCGGCACATTCAGTTTCGGCGGTTCTGTGGAGGCAACGACGCGCACCGGTTCCTCGGGCTTCTGTACGCTCACCAGAAGCGCTCGGTCCCTTTCCTCCCGTGCTGCATCGATCAACCTCTGCGCCGACGGTGTGATGCGGAAATCATACCGTTCGGCGAAGTCCTGGACCTCCTCGAAATGCTCCGGCCTAACAGCGACATAGGGATTCGCCCATGCGCTACCCGGTAAGCGGCGGGCGACCGAATAAAAATCTTCGCGCAGACGATCCCACGAGATACCGAATCTTCCGTCCTTGAGCGCGACGATCCAGCGGGTATGCTCCGGCTCATACTCGCCAGAAATCACCTTATCTCGAGCCTCCGGATTGTCGATCCGGACGATGAACCCTTCAGCCAGCAGACGGAGCGCTGCTTCTGCTGCGCGGTCCTGAATACGGCCGTTCCTATACCCGATCTTCCGCTCCCAATAGCCGTTTTCCCATGACATCCGGAGTTTTTCTTTCACCACCTTCCGGAAGTCTTCTCGAAATTCAGGGAAACGAATTCGGAGCGCGTCGCCGTCAATCAGGATTTCAGCGATCGACTCGGTCTTCACTTTTTCCGGTCGGATCGGCGGCTCAGGATCTGTATTTGGTTCGAAACCTTTTGCGCGAAGCCTCTCTTCAGCTTTTCGCTCCATCACAAGCTTGTCATAGATATTCCACATAAGGCGCGCTATCCCGGAATAACTATTTTCGATCCACCAACCAGCCGACCTGATTTGAAGGATCCGATCGACAATGGCTGTCGTTTCATTCCATGGGAAGCCATTCACACGTTCGAAGGCTTCCTCCCCATATTTCTCGACTTCTTCTTCGCTCTCCTCAAGAAACTTTTCAATTCTCTCGATCGTATTCATTCTGCAAGTCTCGCCGTAAGCGATTTGCTTCTCAGACACACCCTGCAACACCGGCAATTCCATCTCGCGAGCTTTCCGTGCATTCTCCTCGTTTTCTTCCTGCCGCTGCTTCTCCGTGCACTCTTCGCACGGCTGCGAGAAGTACCAGCGTTCCTTCCATTCCCGGTGCTTATGCGGGCCATAGATTTGCACCCTGCCCTCGTGACCGCAGGAGTGCGTGCCGTAATGCCATGCCATACCACATCATCCCCCATCGATCTTGTTGTCTTCATTATAGATGATCGGCCTGATGTAATCAATAGGTTCGAGAATATTTTTTTTATGCGTTCGTATTGATTTTTAGTTTGCGGGATGCTATAATGAAGACAAAAGACGGGAGGGGATACGATGAATAAGGTTCTCTTCGACAAGCAATACGGCTACAATACCCGCCAAGTGGCGACCTTTGAGACCGAGACTTTCTACTTCATCGACAAGAGGCCGGAGCTTATCCGGCTGGAACGAAAGACGGAAGATGGGGAAACCGACTGGGTGCTCTTGACATTCGAGGAGTTGGAGGAGATCTTTCAAGCAGCGAAAAGAACGAAAGCCATCATGAAGTGGGTTATTGTCGCGAAAGAACGCGGCGGCGATCCGCACAACGATGAACGGGCGCGCATCGTAGACGAGGCCATAGAAAAGTGCCTTGAAGAGCTCGGAATCAAAAATGGAAGCTTCGAGGCGATTGAGTTGACGGAGACGTTTCTGGATTACTTCGAAGAGCAGCAGGGCTAGGGAGACGCTGGCGAAACCCCAGCGGGCCGCACCCGGTCAACGGTTTGGCGAGCTTGAGGTCATGGGAGAGGCCCCGGAAAAACTGTGGAACGAAGCGGCGTATATCTGCCGATGCTCCTGTGGCGAATCAACCGTCGCCACAAAAAATCAACTGCTGACAGGCAGAAAAAAGTCGTGCGGGTGCCTGCGAAAGCGGACGCCCGCGAATGCTCTCGACCTGTCTGGGCGGCGCTTCGGCGATCTCGAAGTGATTGAGCGTGCCGGTACGAATGGGCGCGGGAAGGCACTCTGGCGGTGCAAATGTCACCGGTGCGGGAATGTTCGTCCTTTCGCGGCGACCACCCTCCGGCGCGAAAACACGGTGTTGATATGTAAAAAAACTTTTAGGAGGAAATCATTTATTGATGCCGAATAAAATAATAGTGAAAAAGTCGTGGAAACATTTGACTTCCTGAGACACGTTGGTTATTATCAACAGTACAAAGAAAGGGTGGGAATCATGAGCAAAACCACTTTTTTATATGCTACTCCAAATTTTTTGCTGGGTATGGCATCTGTGCTTGATTTGGGTGCTACATTGACTGTTTATAATGAGTCCGAAAGTCCAGAAGAAGCTGATTTTAAAGCTATTTATTCAGACTGGGCTACAACAGGAGAGGACATTTCTTCTGCTTTAAACAAGTGGGGGAATATGATTGAGCAAAAAGGATAAACCTGCTAAGACTCCCCAACAGCAGGCTATTGCTGCCAGACGAGAAGTTGCTGTTGCATATCACCACTCTGGTCCTCTCCCAGATCCCTTAACGTTCGAAAAATACGAAATGATTCTCCCAGGTTCTGCTGAAAGAATTTTGAGAATGGCCGAAGAGCAGTCGGAACATCGAAGGAAGTTAGAAGATATTGTTATAAGAAGCCGATCAAGAGACAGCTTCTTAGGTGTTATTTTTGCATTTTTATTAGGACTAGCTGTAATAATTTCAGGAACAATCGTCATAATTAAAGGTTATCAAGTCAGTGGCACACTCTTAAGTGGTGCTGGCTTAGTTGGTTTGGTAGCTGTTTTTATTTATGGTACCAGAAGCGCGAAAAAAGAGCGAGAAAATAAAAATTTTTAGCCCCGCCCAGCGCATAGCTGAGCGGGGGTTCGTCATTTCTGCGCTTTCAGCGCCCTGAGCGCCACGGCCAGCGCGCGCCAGCCCTCGACAGTAAAGTGCGGATCGCTGATCAGACCGCCGAGATCGCCACTGCCAAACTGCTGGACGAACCACGCCGGCGCCGACACGCGCTCCGTTTGCTTCTCCAGCTCGTCGACGCGCTTTTTCAACTCCTCGATCATCTGCATATGCGCTTTCGCCTCCTCATCATATCGTTTTAGTCCATACGTGCGGATGATGCCAACCAGCTTCGATGCGTACGCAGGATCAGTCGCGTATCCGCACACCTGCAGCATGTCCGCCTGCTCTTCTGGCGTGCGTGCGGCGCGGACGCGGGCGTACCTCGACGCCTGGAACAGCAGATCCTGATCCCGGAAGAAATCCTCCACGCTGTCATACGCCCGGAATGCGGCCGTCACGTCCACGCGCTTGCCGTCGTACACTTCCCATGTGCCTTTATTGACGACCTTGCCGCGCCAGTACGGCGTGAGCTTGCCGCTGCCGACCTTGTAGCCGCCGAGGTTGTTCCAGGCCGGAATCTTCCAGCCGGTCTCCAGCCCCGCCTGCGCGATTCGGACCGACGGGAAGATCGGAGAGCCTTCGACGCGGAGCTGGACAGCAATTGGCGCGATCTGTGCAATGAATGCGGATGCGCTCATGCGCCATCACTGTCCTTGCCGGCCGGCTGCCCCGGCGGCTCGACTGCCTTCCGCTGCATCTGGCCGGCTGCGGCTGCCACGAGAAAGCCGTTCGCCACGGCGAGCAGGTAAACGCGCCAGTCGGCCGGATCGGCGCCGAGCGCGAGCTGCGCGGTCAGCAGGATCAAACTGGCCACGATCACGGCATACAGGTCCGTCGGCAACCAGCTGGCGATCCGGTCGATCAGACCCTTCGTGTACTGCACCACGAAGTACGTCAAAAGCGAAGCGCCCCCCATCGCGGAGAGCGCCTCCCAGGTGAAGAGTTGGTCGGTATCCAATTACTCCGCCTCCAATCTGTCGATACGTTTGTGCGCCTGTTTGGCGCTTTCTTCGACTCGGGTGACGCGCTCGTTGAGTTCGTCGAATCGCTTGCCCTGCGCCCGCTGCTCAACCCGCAGGTCGTCCACCCCGCGCTTGATGAACTCGATGTCGGCGTGCAGCCGGGCGTCCTTCGAAGCCTCGAGGGCCGTGTCCTGCCGCACGGTTCGCGACCGCCCGAGCCAGCCAAGCACGATTCCAGAAATAGCAGCGGCGGCCGAGATGACCGCCGTGATCGTGAGAGGTTCCATAAACCCCACCCCTGTGATAGAATGATAGTGTTTGCCGTGTCCCTGTGCGCGGCAAACCGGGAGGGTGCCGGTTGGGGAACCGCCCTCTCGTCCCCGCCACACAGGGATTTTTTCTGTTTTACGGCGCATTCACGCCGGATTCGCGCGCTCCTTCTGCTTTTTCCCGGCCTTCTCCTGATCGTTTTCAGCTTGCTCCTTCTTCTCGTAGAACTCCAGCGCCTTGTCGATGTCAGCCCGGACGCCGCGGAGGATGTCCATCTCGCTCCCCGGATACATCCGGATGACTCCAGCGATCACATTGCAAAGCTCGGCGACCGGTTGCGCCGGGTCGATCTCGATATGAATCATGTTTTTCATGTTGGCCATGGTAGATCATCCTTTCGTCGGCAATAATTAAACCCTCCAATTTGGAGGGTTACGAGATGTTAATCGATGTTTTTCAAGGCTTCCGGTTTATTTTTCTCCAGTTCTGCAAGTTGAGCCTCGAGCTCGGCGAGTTGGGCTTCGAGGTCAGCGAGTTCCGCCTTCAGATTCGCAAGGTCTTCCTGATGTTTCTTTTGCAGGTCGGACCCTTCATAAGGTACGTTAGGAGCAGCAAACAAAGGCGGATTCTTCAGTCCTTCTTCGCGGCTTTGGATTTCACGTTGCAAATGTTTGATCTTGAATTGGAGCAACTCGATTTCCGACTTTATTTCATTCCTTGCTCTCGCATATTGCTCAATTCGTTCATGCGTCTCCTGCGCAATTCTCTCATATTCTTCTTGCTGCTTGCGCGCCTCTTCCTCTATGTCTTTGCGAATAACAACTTCCTGATTCGGAATCATGATTATCTCACCATCCAACCACGCAACTTTCGCTCCGAACAGTTCCCCTGCAGCCCTCAGGGGAATGTAGCTTACGCCATCAATTGTTATCGCCGGAACTTCAGACAATTGGTCGCCAATTTTCAAAGGGAACTGTCCGTCAATCTTCCGGCCAATTAGACTTTGGACTTCCGCATAAGCTGTGCTGACTCCGACAGCCAACAGAAATCCGGCAAAAAACGAAATGACAGCCTTTTTCATGAAGGGACACCCCCGCATTATTTGATTAGGAACATTATACCAAATAATACGAGGGATAGATTATGTTTGATCACCTCATATAGAAGTACCCGTGGTAAATGTCCCGCCGGCCCATGGTGAAAAGACTACCCCTCCACCTCCCACAGTCGCCAACATCGTACCAGGCGCAATCCCATGATTGTGTCCAGTGATGTTCACTGTATGGACATGGTTCTTGTCAGCTTTATTATTTACTGCAATCCACAAATCAGAAATGCTGCTCCAGAGCTGGTTGATCACCTGTTGCAATGTTTGATTGTTGCTTGCTCCACGTAATTGGTTCCAACTCGGGACCTCAATCACATTTGATGTCTGCATCGAAATCCCATTGTCTGCCGAAATAATGATGTATCCAAAAGATTGCAAAAGCCCACCGTACGTCGCATGTTGAAGAGAGAAACGCACAGTTGACCCGGACATTGCGGTTATGGCTGGTACGTCCGGATCAATGACTATATAATTGCTGGCGTCCTTGTAGGCGTAGAGATCATTCCCGACTAACTCAATCCGAGGATATAATCCAGACGTCTGAATCGTCGCGCCGGTGATGGTCCCGCCGTTGATTGTAACTCCAATGATGGTGCCAGCCGTCACCGTCCCGAGATTGGCGGTAATGGCTGAAAGCGTTGCGGCATTGATCTGATTCGCCTGAATCGTCCCTGTGTAAATCCCCGACGGTGTCAAAAGCGTCGTTTTCCCGTTCCATGTGGCTGCGCTGTCGATCAGGTTGTCCCCGATCTTCTCCCCAGCTTCACCCACAATGATCTGGGTGGCTCGAACTGTCCCGGTGTATATGCCCGTCGGCGTCAGCAGCGTCGTCTTTCCGTTCCAGTTGGCGGCACTCGCAATCTGCGAATCCGGGAGCTTGCCGGTGATCTCAATATAGCCACTGTCAACACGGAGGCCATATCTCCCGGGCCCGATCTGACCGATCCGCACGCGCTCAACGTTTTGCGGGTCCGTAACCTTCATGCCCATGCCGTCAACGAGCGTCAGGCTGTCGTCGTACTTGACGCCCTTCAGGACGGCGTTCTTTGTGGTGTACGTGATCGCTTTCTTGCTGCCGACGGTCGCCTGGAAGATGTAGTCCGCGGTCTTGAGTTCACGGACGTTCGCCAGCGACACACGGCCACGCTTCGGCTCAAACGGGTACCGCTCGAATTCCATCGCCCGCGCGTCGAACGAATACCCCAGCACCTCATCGAAACACGTCACGGTGTCGCCGGCCTCACGGATTCGTTCACTCTCGAACTCCGGATCGACCTTTTCCATCTGCACGAAATCGACGTCATACGTGACCTGTGGCAGCTCGTACTTCTTCAGGTACTTTTGCATCTCCTGAAGCAGTCGGCCCTGGTCTTCAATATCCGGCCACTCCATCTTGCCCATGTAGGGGTTGGTCGGGTCGAAATATTCGGAGTCGATGTATTTGACTGTGTGCCCTTGATACCCCTCGATCGTCAGACCATTCTTCCCGTACCCGTACAGCCGCGTGATGCGTTCCATGCTGTGGCTGGTGCGCTTGATCCCCTTCATGTTGTGCCGATACCGGACCCGCGCGCCGTAATTGCCGCCCTTGCGCGTCGTCAGCGTAATCTCGTAGTTGTCAAAGGAGAGTTCGGCGCCATAGAGTTCGCGCACCTCGTGGAGCAGCTCAAGCTTCGATTTTTCGCCCCAGTCGAAAATGTCCTGCGGCTCGAAACTTCCTTCGACAGCAAAAGTGAACGGCGTATCGGCCGCCAGCAGCGTGAGCATTTCCAGCAGCGTTTTCCCCGCGGCGAAATCGATGTAGCCATCGTGGAAGTATTGGCCGAGCGTAAATGCGATGTGGTGAGCCTCGACGAGTTTATAAATTCGTCGCCCGTCGCGCACTTCCTCGACACGCTTGATCCGGAAGATTTGCCCGCGCTCGACGTCCTGCGGGAACCGTACCTCGTTGTCTTCGACCAGCGCAGCATAGCGCTCTTCATCGCCCGGCTGCCGCGGATAGAGAAACTGAACGTAATACTCTCCATTGACGACCTCACGAACGCGGACATCGAATGCGTCGGCCAGTATGCCGAGCCGGCCGGCGCCGGTCCATATTTCAAGGCGAGAACGGAATTTCTGAGCCAAAATCTCACCTCCCGTTCAGATGTGTCGGTCCCGATAGGTGATGCGGCAGTAAACGGTCCGGCCAGAAGCATTGTCCCGATAGGTGATGACGTTGACACCTGGACGAATCTCGAAGAAATCCCCATCATACCCGACGACTTGACCGTTCTTGCGGACAATCATCTTCTTCGAGTCGATAACGATTTTATCGCCCGGTGCAAACGGGGTCTGAATGATGATTTGGTCAACGCGGAACAGTTTCGGCCGCGCGATCAACTCGCCCTCGCCCTGCATGAGCGATGAGAAAAGGCGCTCACGGACCGCGTCAGCGTGGAGTTCGCCTTCGCCTTCGAGCGTCTGAATGATCCCGATGATCTCGCGGATGAAATCAGCGGTCAGTTCGCCGGATCCTTCCATTGTCACGGCGCAGGTGATTTCGGCGATGGATTCAGCCGTAAGTTCGCCCTCACCTTCCAACAGAGCGGAGAAATATAGCTCCAACGTGAACAAGCGAGAAAATGGTCCGCGATTGAACGGATTTTGATTGAACATGGCTTCACCGCCTCAAGCGGGAATGAAAAAGGCCCCGCCTATTCGGCGGAGCCCTGATATTCCGATCCCGTGATAGCCTGATACTGCTCCGGCGTGATCTTCCCCGCCGTGACAAACACGGCGACGTCGTCGGCGTCGTAGCGGCCGGCGTCATAGTGGCGTTTTACGATCGTAAACCAGTCCATGTCTCAGATCACCTCCCGGCTGACAAGTTCGATCAGCAACGCAGCCTGCTCCTGCTCGGCCTGGTCGAGCCTGAGCTGGGTCTGCGCCAGTTCGAGCGCGAGTAAGGCGTTTTCTTCTTCCAGCACCTCTACTTGCGACTTCGGCGACGGCGGTTGCTGTGCCCGTTCGGCTTCGATCTCTTCCGGTGTCTTCTCCCGGATCACGCCGTTGTCGAGCTTGTATAGGTGAGGCGCGGCAACGTATGTCTGCCATGCCTCTGTTGTGATAGGGATCGCCGTCTCCGGGATCGCATCACCGTGTATTGCATCCACGTAAAATCCAGAGATATTCCCCGACTCATCGAAATCGGCATAGTGCTGCGGTTTATTTCCCATATTATCACCACCCAATGGCAAGATAGTAAACTGCCCGATTATTGCTTTCGTTGTGGACGACCTTTACACCGGAATTCGTCGTGTCGTATGCAGTAGCCGATGCCGGTGTGTTGCTGTCAACAGTGGCATGTACTGAAAAAACTGCGTTCGGAAAAGCGATCGGGAAAGTGATGGATGTTGCGGTACTGGGGGGAACATTCGCTACCACACCCCATTGCAAAATAAACCCGCTCGCCAACTTTTGATACCCGTTCCCCGCGAGGTTAGCCGGATTGTTCCCGCTGTGCCACGCCTCAAAATCGTTGATCAATACAGTTCCACCCAAAGGGTTTAGCCGTAGTAATCTTGGTGCATTGCTTACAATGTCCCATGATTGTACTTGAGCAAACTGCGTTACACCTGCTTCCCAATATGCTGCTAAATCTAGCGTTTGAGCGGTATTCCTGATTCCAATTCTTGCGAATCCGCCGTTGTTCGGGTAATCTACCGTGAGTTGCCCCGTCATCGTCCCGCCGGACGTCGACAATTTGCCCGCCAGCGCCGCATTGATCGTCGCCGCGAAGTTCGGGTCGTTCGCGATTGCCTGCGCCAGTTTCGCCAGCGTATCGAGCGTGCCGGGGGCGGCACCGCGCAGCGCGGCGATGGCGTTGTCGACGGTATCCTTACGGGCGACATCGTCGCTCGCGGCGGGCGCCGCTGCCTTAAATCGCCCGTTCCCGTCCCGCTGAACGATGGTGTTCGGCGTGGCCGCGGACGTGGCGCCGTGGACGCCGGTGGTTGCTGCAGTGTGGTCCGCTACATTCTGCCGCAACGCATCGTAGTCATAAGCCGTGAAATTCCGCGCCACCTTCGTGCCTTGCACCCACGCCTTTGCGGCCCCTTGGAATCCGCGTGTGACGCCTGTGAGATCGTTTCCGCTGACTCCGGTATAAAGGATTGTCTCCGCGTCTTCTCCGACTCCAATCGTGGCGAGGTTGGGCGCCGGTGGGAGCTTCGAGGCATCCAGCAGCGGGATCGTGGTCTGCTGATTGTCGATAGCGCTGGCGAGCTCCGTCTGCGGGCTATTGACCATTCCGGGGTACATGGTTTGAAGTGCCATATCAAATCACCTGCTCAGGAGAGATTCAGTGCGAGGGAACCGGCCGGGAATTTCAGAATGTCGTTCGTCTGGATCGACCGCGGGTTATCCACTGCGCCGTAATACAGCAGATTGCCGCCAGTGGCCGCGTCGCGGATTCCCACGTGCGAGATTGTCCCCCAGTTGGTAGTTGCCATAGGGAAAACGATGTCAGTGCTGTTTTTGATCGTCTTCTTTCCGTTTTCCGTCACGGGCGCGGAAAACGTAATCTGCATGCGCTGATAACTGCCGCCGCTTACTTCCGTTCCCGTGTCGGCAGCCGTCGGGTTCGATGTGTACAACGCAAGGTAAACGGTCGTCGGTCGTGTGAAGTTCTGATTTCGAAAAACCTGATTGAGCAACGCCGTTGCCAGGTAGTCGCTAACTGCAAGTGCCATTTCGTCCACTCCCCTTAGTCGATTTGGTATTCGATCGAAAGCCTGACTTCCCCGATCGTTTGTGTACCGTTGTTCGTCAGCTCAATCACCGGCGGCGTCGGCTCTGTGCCGGCCGACGAAACCGTGATGTTCGTTGGTGAGGCTGTTATGGTCGTCTGCGCCACGGTTTCCGGGTGGCCATATGCAAACGGATCGACGCATTTCATCGTGATCTCGAACGTGCCATACCGGTTGAACTGCTCCATTCCGAGTTGCCCGGTCAGTTTCGCGTAGAATACCCGATCCGGGATCTCGTCGAAGATCAACGCACCGGGTTCCAGCGTCGGCTTGAGCCAGTTATAGATTTCCGACTGGCGGATCTTGAACAGCCGGCTATCGGGCGTGATGTCGATCGTCAGGTCGATCTGCCGCTTCCCCAATTCTGTACCGTAGTCGATCACGCCGGCCAGCCCAGCAACCTCTTCCTCATACTCGCGAAGTTCAGGAGGCTGGATGACGTATTTCAGCAGATTCACGCCGAACTCCGAGCAATGTCTGCCGCGATATGTGAACCCGTATGCCATATCATCCACCGCCCCCCGCCAACTTCTTCCGCAGCACCTCAGCCGCCGTGTTGCCGCTCTCTCGCTCGAAAGTACGAAGGTCAATGCCGTCCTCGAAGACCGGATCATTTATCTCATACATCTTCTCGATATAGACGTTTCCGCCTCCCCCGCGTCCGGACAATGCGTCGACGAGCGAACCGATCTGTCGATCTGTGAGCGTCACTTCACCCACCTTAAGAATGGCTGCGATCTCGTTCGGCAGCAGGATGTCAGGCGACCGGAAATTCATCATACCGGCGATACCGCCTGTATGATAGAGCGGCACGCCGTCCTTGTACCAACGTCCGTCACGGGTGTTGAATGTCGCGCCAATCATGGCAGCCAGCCGCTGGTTTTCGGCCTGTAACCTCTGGCGCTCGGTCGGAGACGCCGAATGCCACATGGCGCTATTCGCCTGCATCTGCTGGATGATGGACATGGTTTGCGCGCCGGTCGTCGTTCCGGCTGCCGAACCGGGCGAAACGGTTCCGTATCCTCCGGAGAGCGCCGCAAGGTCGGCAGTCAGCTTCGCCATTTCTTCCTTGATACGCTGGTTGGTCGTGATGAACGACGCGAGCCGCTCGTCGTCAGCCAGCTTGTAGAGCGTCGTCAAGTCGCCCGTGAACTCTTGCGTTGCCTCGCGCAGGTCGTTATACCACGATTCGATGTCAGCCTTACGTCGTTCGAGCGCCTCGAGTTCCTGATCACGCTGCTTTTCAAGCGACCGCTTTTGATCTTCCACGTCCATCTGCCGGAGCTTCTCCTGCAGTTCTTGAAAGTGCTTCTGTCCCTTCTCAGACGTGGCGTAGCGGTACTTCTCCATCTCCGCGATGAGCTCGTTGCGCTCTTTCAAGCGTTCGGAGTCATCGATCGCTTCGAGCTGCTCGTCATAGAACTTTTGGATGGCTTTCCTCCGCTCGTCCAGAGCATCGAGTTCGGCCTTCCGCTGCTTCTCGATGGCTTTCAGGGCGGCTTTGGTGACGTCGTTGATTTGACGCTCGCGCTCCTTTGCCAGCTCCTCAGCGGCGCGCTGCTCCTGCCGCATGAGCCAAACACGCAGGTTGTAGACTTGCGTGTCAGCCTTTTTGTAGTACTCACTGTCCTTCTCATACCGGTTGCGGACGCGGGTCCAGGCTTCGAGCTTCATGCGGGCGATCTCCTCTTCGGAACGACCGGCGAGCGTCATGCGGCGCTCTTCCTGCTCAATCCATTCCGCCGATGCCTCGAACCGCTCTTTGGCCGCCTTTTCCTCTTCCTTCTGGCGCTGCTCTTGCCGCTTCTTCTCGTCCTCGGCCATTTGTTGGCGCGCGCGATAGATCGCCACCTCGAGCTCGCGTGTGATCTCGGCGTTTCCCTTGAACCGCTCGAGCAGGCGAGTCATGGCATCGATCTCCTCCTGCTCGCTCATCCGGTTCAGTTCGCGTCGGTACCGGATCCAGTCCATGGCGGCCCGGAATTGTTCTCTCTGGATTTCTTCCTTCGTTTTGGTTTTGGTTTTCTTTTCCTTTTTGGTGTCATCAGCGGGCACGTCGAACGAAGGAATTCTGAAAAGATCCTCATAGTTGCCGCTCTGAATCGATGCGATTCGCTTGTCGATCTCGATCAGTGATCGCTCCAACGTGCTGATCTCGTCAATCATTCCTGTTACGCGGCCCTGCTGCTCGCTTTTGAACCGCTCTCTGGCAGACTTCACCCAGGCTGGTTCTTCCCGTACCAGTTCCGGGGCCACTGGGGAAAGGAGCGACGGATTTTCCTCGACTTTTTTGATGTTCCGAAGGGCGAGCTGCAAACTCTCGACTTCGGTCCGGAGCAATTCCAGCCGCGCAGTTGTGTGCTGCTTCATGTTCTCGAGGTCTTCACGCATCTTCTCGGCGCGCGCGTTGTAGTAGTTCGTCTCAGCCTCGAGTGCCTGATCGAGGACATCCAGACTCTGAAGCCGGAGCTGGTTCTCATCATCGTAGTAGACCAGCAGGTTCGGATATTCCTCTTTCAGTTGGCGGACGATATTGGTCATTTCGATGCGTTGATCAGCGCTCAGCTCTTCCAGCCGATTCAATTCCTCGTAACGGTTCCGGAGTGCTGTCAACTTGTCGATGTGCTCAACCTGGGTCGCGAGTTCCCGAACCTCGGCCTTGTTCAGCTCGAGCGTTGCCGGTATCGCCTGTTCAAGCTGCCGATTCAACTCCTCCAATACTTTCGGCGCCTTATCCGGCGTATCAATCCCGAGTTTCGAGAGTTGCTTGTCGATCTCCGCCAGTTGGGCGCTCAATTGGCCCAATTCTCGCAGTTCGGGCGTCACCATGCGTTGTTGCGACCATTCACTTGAGCGAGATCGGACCTCAGCAATCTGTTCCTCAAGCTGCCTCCGACGCTCGAGCAACTCGTTCAGCGTATCGATATCCGCCTGCAAGTTCTGGACATCTTGAGATGTCCGTTTGAGCGGCGATTCATCCAGCTTCCGGTTCAGTTCTTCTTGGTTCTGCGCGAACTTCCACACCGATCCTGCTGCGGCGTCTGCTGCGGCGCTGTAAGCGAGCGTGCCGGTTATGAGCGCGCCGATCCCGAGCACCGCCCATCCTACCGGCCCCATTGCCGCATTCAGCACCAGTAATGCGGTCGTGAGCGCTCCAACAACCGCTATCAATCCAGTGATGGCCACGGCGGCCGCCGTGACGCCTGCGACAACCTCTTTATTCCCTTCCGCGAAAAGCGCGAACTCGCGGATGATCGGCGTCACAAGCTCGAGCAGATGCTGCAGTACCGGGATAAAGGCTTCGCCAAGTTCTTGGCGCGCCGTGGCGATCGTCTTGGTGTATTCAGCCTGGGTACCCGAATAACCGCTCATGGCCTGGTCCGCGTTCCCCGCATAGATCGCGGCTTCCTGCATCATGCCGTTGTAGGCGGCTTGGACTTTCTGGGCCTCCGTCAGTTTGGCAGCCGTCGTACCAATCGAGCGAGCATACCGCTCATACATGACAGACAGGTTTGTCGTGATGCCGGCTGCGTCCGTCAGATTGGAGTTCCCTTGCTTTATACCTCGTGCTACCTGACGGATAGCCTCATCCATTGACAGATGTGCTTCGCGGTTATATGCGGCAGCGTCGGCCGTCGCTGTAATCAAATCTTCGGTTTGCTGGAGCGTCAGGCCGAGCGAAAGGTATGTCTTCACCGTGTCCGCGATGACAGCCCGGTTCAGCCCCCAGCGATCGGCCAGCCGGTCAGAGAGATCGGCGGCCGCCTCCACGTCAACGTTGTATGATTTCGCGACGGAGGCAAGGCCGCTATATGAGTTGGCGAGTTGGTTTGTTTCCTCGGCGAGTGTGATCATGGTGTTCTTGAGCTTCGAGAATGCTGCGCCGGCGCCGAGGGCTGCGATGGCGGACGCGAATCCTTGCATGCTGCCGCTGGCTTTTTTCGATTTTTCGTCGGTTTCATCGAGTTCTTTGTTTGCCGCGGAGAGACTGTCTTCGAGCTTCCAGATTTCACGAGCCGTCCGATCGGAGGTTTGGGTGAGCTTGAGGAGCGATGCTTCCGTCTTCAGGATCTGCTCCTGCAGTCTCGACCGCCTGTCCTCGTTGAACGTGGCGTCGTATGCTTTTTTCAGCCGCTCGAGCTTCTGCTGCTGGATCTCGATCCGGGCGTTCACGTTGTCCAGTGTTTGGGTGAGATGCCCGATTTTTTCGCGGGTCAGCGCGATTTTCTCCATCTCAGCCGCGGTCTTCTTGCTCTGCTCGCCGAGTCCCGCAAATTCTTCTCGGACAGACCGGATCTCGCGCTTCATCTGGTTTGTTTCGGCGACCAGACGCGCTCTCAACTCGCCAATTTCAACCGCCATGTCATCCACCCGCTTTCATACGCGCAAGCAATTCCTGATACTGTTCTTCCGCCGACTTTTGCGGCTCCGGCGGCGGCTTCGGCAGTCGGCTTCGGTGCCGCTCCCATATCCTCTCCCGGGCCTTTTGATCCGAGAGATGAGGAAAAATCGAGATATCCAGCAACTCGAACCAATCCTTCGCCAGCTGCTCGTTCCGGATCCTCAAAATTTCCGGAAGGTCGATCCATGCATATTCGTTCTCGATTTCCCGCGGCGTCTTCCCGAGCACGACGGAGCAGCGCCGAACGAACTCATCCGGGGTTATACGCTGGCCTGATCCATCCGCTTGATGATGCTCTCCACGAACTGCCGGGCCAGCGGCGGGATCAGGCCGTTCAAGTTTCCCAGCGCCCGATTCATGTCGTTCTTTTCCCACGTCAGCCGCAGGAAGTTCGTGCATTCCGCGAGGCTCGCATGCTCGTCCAAATACTCAAGTGGCAGATCACTCAAGATCGATGTAAGTTCGTAGATTTCATCTATTGCAACGTCAGCGGCCGCCACGATAAAGACCGCGCGCTCGTTTTCAGGAGTCAGGAACAATTTCACAAGGTAATCGCCAATCGTGCCAATGTGCTCGGTCAGTTTTTTAAGCCGGGCGCGGGTAAGCTTCGGGATTTCAACTTGCTTTTTGCCGAGGATCACGCGCTCGGATTTCAGGAACGGAAGGTTCACAAAAAGTCCCTCCTTCGTTTCGGGATGATAAAAAAAGGGGCCTTTGTGGCCCCAGAGATCAGGATGCCGTTGCGGTAATGTCTCCCCACGTATACAGCAGACCGACCGGATCTGCATTCAGATCCGGATACGCCACCACTTCGATCGGGAACTTCTGGTTGTCGTCGAGCCGGAAGCTGATGTTCGCGTCGAACTTGATCGCGCAGCTCTCCAGGTAGATGAACCGGCTCGGATCCGTGACCCCGAGCGGCTTGATTACCGCGCGCTTGCGCGGAAGTTCCTGTCCGGCCAGACCGGTGACCTGGTACTTGACCTTCGTCGGTGCGGAGCCATCCACGACCTTGTTCACATCCGGATTGAACTTGACGACCTTCTCGAAGTCCACATCCGGCGTCTCGAACGTCACCCGGCCAACGGTTCCAGTCTTGATCGTCTTCACCGGCGCCGTGCCCGTCTGGTCGGTCGTAGGCTCGAAATACGTGGTCTCCGTGACGAAGTTGATGCCGCCCTGCGTCATGTCGATCGTGACGGCGTCGGTATTCGGCGTGCCGTCTTCCTTCACGTCCCAGATGAAGATGCCAGGGCCTGCGTAGATTTTGTTTACGTCAGCCATCTTTTCTCACGCCTCCCTCAGATAAAAAGTGAAATTGGTCGAGAAGATCGGCCGGTCTTCCTCGTCCCGCCCGAGAAAGATCGGGTTGGACTGCGAAGCCAGACACGAAAAAACCTGTACGCTGCCAACCGTGAAGTTGGCCTTGCGGTGCAGGTGTCGAATGAGTGATTTTGCCAACGCCTCAGCGTTTTCCATGTTGTACGGATCGCTCTTGTACGGCTTGCCCTTGATGATGATCTGGAACGTCACGCGCTCCGTCGGAACATATGGATGTGGCGCGAATCCGCCGGTACCGAACACGAACAGGCACGGATATTTGTTCGCCGGCAGGTTGGCCGGGATGAAGTTCGGGTCCGGGTACACGGTGAAGCCCTCGGACGTGAGGTAGGCAATCAGGTCAGTAGCGAGCATGTAATCACCCCTTCAGCACCCGGGCCATTTCCTCGAAGAACGCCTGCGCGTTCATCTTGACGGCGTTCTCGAGGAACTTCTTGCCCGGCATGTACCCGTTATACGGCCCTTTGCTGCGAGTCTTTTCGCCCGGTGTCATTGGGATGATTTTTCCATCCTTTGTCTCCCGGAATCCCTCATGCTGGACGACGGCGTAATGGTCGACCTCCGGGCTCGTGCCGATGTCGATGTACTTCGTTCCGCCCTCCTGCTGAACATCGCCGGCGTTGATCGCGGCTTCGAGGTCTCCCGAATCGATGGGCGCCAGCCGGCGGCCGTCATGGACGATTTTGGCCGCGACTTTCGTCAACGTCTCATCCACCCGGTCGTCGATACCCCTTTCGATCTGATCCAGCGACCTGACGATGGCATCAAGACCATCCAGCCGAAACTCGAACTTGTCAGCCATAGACGACCACCTTCTTCACATCGTCGGTTCCGATGAACTTCTTGACCTCGATGTGCCGAACGTGAATCGCGATCGTCTCGCCGAGCGCGTTCACGTATTCGAAAGTATCGTCGAAGCTGACCGCGTTCGGTCCTTCGAGGTGGATCGCATAGGCAACCTGGATTTCCTCGCCGCGGGCGTTCCGGATCAGTTTCTGCTCCTCCACCACCTTCGCGGCCTTCTCGGTGGCGACAGGCGGCAACGGACGGCCCCATTCGTCGGTGCCGGAGTGATAGTGCGTCACTTTTGCCGGGTATCCGAACAGGCTCATAACAGCACACCGCCGTACTGTCTGAGTGCTTCATGCTCGGCTAATTCGTCAGCCGTCGGCCCGAGCAGTTCACGTACGTCAGGCGCAACGGCTGGACGCTCTCCATCCTTGTATGTGACTGACTCGCCGGTATCCGTGACCGTCTTCACGTTGTGCTTCTGGTACTTGAGTGCCGGGTCGATGCCCTGAAGTTCCCAGACGGCCTGATACGCCACAATTTCGACCGAGAAGGCATCTTTGTCCGGGTACCACCGCGAAAGGTTACGCTCGGACTGCGCGATGGCCACAGCGCGTTTCTGATCGGTCGCCTTGTCCCACGCCTCGGAATCCAGCAGGTTCCCCGCGATCCAATCGCCGACCTCTTGAATGGTAGGCATGGCAATCACCCGCCGTCTTCATCCGGTTCCTTATCCTTCTTGCCGCTTCCCTTACCCTTCGCCGCCGGTTCTTCCGCGGTCTCAGCAATACCGGAATCAATCAGGCGTTTGGCATCGTCTGGTTTGATGTCCTTGATCACGTCCCCCGGCCTGTACCAAACGCCGTCGTGTTTGACGACGCCTTTCACTTTCAGATCCATGCTTCATCATCCTTTCGTGAGAAAGAGCGCCCCGAAGGGCGCCCTTCATCAGATCACCTTCGCCGAAATGACGGAGTCCGCGTACGGGAACACCGGGAACGCGAGGTTCACGCCGACCGTGCGGATCCGCAGCGGGTGCTTCGACGCCAGATCGCGGAACACATAGATGCCCGCGTCTCCCGTGGTTTCCGCCTCGATGCCGTCGACCAGTTCCTCCGTGGACGTCGCCCACAGGTAGTTGCCGAGCGAGCCGTCAGGCAGCATCACGAACCGGTCTTGCGGCGCCATGCGGACCGTTTGGAACTGGAGTTTGCCGCTCGCCAGCTCATCCACTTCGACGCGTGCCTGCGTGTCGTACGTGATGATCCGCGGCAGACCGAGCGAATCCATCACGGAATCAAGCTGCGATTGGTTGAGTTGCGGCGGCTCCGCCGTGCCGCTCGGGTTGCCGAAATAGTGCCGGCGCAGCGACAGGTTTTGCAGCAGATACGACAGCACCTGCCGGCTCGTGAAAGCGCGCGTCAGGCGCACGCCGCGGTCCGCCTGGTAGTTCCACCAGGTTTGGATGTCCTGCAGCGGCTTCGACTCCGTCGTATTGCTCCACAGACTGGTACCCGACAGTTCGGGTTTTTGTTCCGGCTTGTAGCCCCAGTCGACTTGGATGCGAACGTCGCCTTCAACATAGTTGATTGCGCCAAGTGAAACGGCCTGCATGGCGACCCATTCTTTCCGCGCGCGGATGGCGTCCACGCAGTATTGCGCGTCGTTCAGTTGCTCGCGTACGATTTGCGCGACTTCTTGCCGGCGCAGGCCGCCACCTTGCCCAGCCATCAGGAGCAGTCGGATCAGCTTTTCGTCCATCCAGCGACCGCGCTGAATTTTCGGGATTTCCACCCGTTGACCCTTCATGCCCTCGCGCGAACCGTAGCGCGTCTCCGTACCCAGCTCGGCGATTTGCGCCATGACCGGCAGGTGGTTTTCGCTCATGATGACGTCAACCGTCAGTTCGTCGGTCTGACGCGACGGGAACAACGTTTCGTGCAGGTATTCTCTCGGGATCGAAAGGTTGCGCGCGTATACGAGCAGTTCTTCGCCCGACAGCGCTTCTTCCAGCATCAACAGTTCATCTGCCATGATTCCATTTCATCCCCTTCTGTTGAGATTAGGCAAACACAATGTGCGGCATCTTTTGCCGCAGCGTGTCGTCCACGGTGACCGGGATACGGGCCGCGATGACCTTGGCCACCTCATAGGCGCCGACAACGTGATCGCCGTCTTTGACGTTGACCGTGCGCTTCAGAATGACGGACGGGTTCTCGCTGCCGTCGTTGCCGGCCGGGTTGTACGGCACATATTTGCCGTTGGCCAGTTTCGCCATCGGCATACCCTTCTTGATGATCTTGTCGCCGTTGCTGTCGGCGGTGATTGCCGAAGAATCGATCGTGATGCCGTTCGTCACCTCGCGGACGACTTCCAGCGACGCCAGGATTTCGTAATCGTCGTCGACGATGAACTGTTCCTTCGGTTGCAGTCGCATCCTTCATGCACCTCCGTTATTTTCGTGCCCACGGGTCGTTTTCAGGTTTAGTGACGACGCCGCGGTTCTTTGCGAGTTCGATCAGCCGATCATGCGACTTCTTTTTCTCGTCCGGGGAGTTGCGGACGTCGGCGCCGAAGCGGCCGGCACCCGGTTTCGGCTTCAGCAGGTGCGGCTTCTTCTTGGCCAGCGCCTCGAGCGCTTCTTTCACGCCCTCGATCTCGCCCTTGTCGTTTTCCTTGCATTTCGACAAGTCGGCGAGTTTCAGGGCGTCCTCCCAGTCGGCGAACCCGAGTTCATTCGCCACGATTTTGACCTCGGCTGTGAGCAGGCGCTGATATGTCTTCGCGTTCTGCTCTTTCAGGCGCTCATCCAGCAGCTTTTCGATGTCGGCCGGATCGGTCTTCTTGTCATCGCCTTCTTTGCCTTTGGAGCCTCCATCGGGCTTTTTCAGCGCCGCTTGGAGTGCTTCTACCGAGTCGAAGCCCAACTCCTTCGCCAGCGCCTTTTGCGCGGCCTTCTCAGCCCGTGAGAGCCGCGACTGAATGGCTGCGTCAAGCTCGGCCTGCGTGAACTTCTTTTCGCCACCGTCGCCAGCGCCTCCGCCTTTTGCCCCGTCACCATCACCGCCACCATTGCCGCCGCCGGAGCCGCCGGAGCCGCCCCCATCTTCGGCAAACAGTTGCAGATCGAGCGGAAGCAGAAAGGGTCTTCTTATGGTTTCGAACATGGTTTTGACCTCCGTTTTTAAGCCTGGGTCGGCTGTTTTCCCGCCGGAGCTTTTAACCCGTGTTCGACAGTCAGTAGATGCACAAACCGCCACAAGCCCAAGCGGGACGAGGGATGCGGCGGTTGTGGATAACTTCGTGTGGTGCCTACACTTTTGAGGGGTCATGAAAGCGAAATATCCCATATTTGCTGGGGTTCTGCGATTTGCAAGGCCGAAACAATGCCCCGATGTTCGTCTGTTAATTCCGTTCGCTGCCGCAGCTTTCCGGC